GATCATAGACTAGTTCTTCATAGTCCCAGAACGATACCATTGTATATCTTGTTCCGTCGGTTATCTCTGAAACTCCGTGGATATTTTCATAGCCTCCTGGGAATACGTAATAGGAATATGCGTTTGGCTTAAAAGATAAATATGTTTTCATTTCATTATCTTTGTCGCAAAAATAAAGGTCTCCACCCTCATAGTCATTATTTAAATAAAGTATGCCCACATATTTATTAATCTCAAAAGCATTTGGCTTTCCTGAATTATCTGAGTTATCTGAGTGTGGACTTGCAAAGCCTCCAACATCCCATTTTTGTGCATGAGATGTATTTGCTCTAACCTTTCTATCAAAAACAGTTTCAACTGCTTCTTTGTACTTGTCTTTTAGCTTATCAAAAAAACCATCTGGCAATCCAAACTTAGCCATAGTTTCTGAGTCTGTCTTGATTCCCTTGCCCGACGATCCGTAGAATGCAATGTCTCCCCACTCTACGTCACAGTTTTCAAAAAAGTTAATCATCTTTGTGACTATTTCTGGATCAATAAAATCTGGTATCTCTACAACAGTATTACGAGTTACACCCAAGACTCCCCGCTTATTATCTGGGACCTCATCATCTTGAAGATATATAAATTTATTTTTATCTATAATATCAATCATTCCATCTATCATTAGTATTTACCGTTGTCCCTTCCAAAGAATTCGTGAACCGACTCTCCATCAATCTGTGCATTAAAAATTTCTTTTTTATATCTATCCTTTTCCATTTGATCCCAGACTTCTTCGCCATACTTTGCTTTATTGGCATGCCACTCATCTGAACCCTTATCTTCAAATTCCCAGAAGCATCTAATCATGTATCTGCGTGGTCCAAATGACTTTCTAACTCCGTGCATATAAGGATCTCTTGATGGGAAAACGATAACATCTCCAGCCTGTGGCTTATGTGATATGTAGTGGTCGTTAATCTTAAAACATATCTCGCCGCCTTCATAGTCGTCGTTTAAATAGAACGTTGTTGTTAAGCCAAACTTTACACCTGGATTATCTTTAAGCGGCACAACAAAATCTGTGTGATAATTCATCGCATAATGTTCTGAAATTCCAGAATCATTCTCATAGATATTAATAGATGCTGAGCCTTTACTATAATTAGGAAGCGCTACATCTGGATTATTTTTAAGGTAGTGATTAGTTACCTTATAAAATATGTTTCCTACTTCTTCAGTTAAATCCGATTGACTTGAAACTGGGCCCCAAGATCTTGCCCACTTGTATTGTTCCTCTGTTGGGAATTTTTCAAAATTTATTCTTTGCTCCATTAAAGAAAGCATAGACCCAAAGGTATACCATTTCTCCCAGCCTTCTTGTTTTTTAGCTGACTCAAGAAATCCATTTATATCCTTAAATAAATTTTTGTAGACATAAACCTTTGGATAAATTTCTTCAAACTTTATTTCTTCTTCTGGTCTCTGTTTTTTAATTTTATGAGTGTTATCGCAGTAAGGATATGTTTGAGATCTTCCACAAATACATTGCTTGGTCATGGCTGCTTATCTCCTGTATGCTTCAATATGGTCCAGAAGAAAGGAATTACATATCTAATTCCGCTTGTTATTTCTTTTACGCCGTGAATATAATTCATGTCTCCTGGGAAAAAGTATCCTGCTGCAGGCTTAGGCTTAAACTCTATGCCTTGATTTGGGAAATAAAGTTCGCCACCCTCATAATCATCGTTTAAATAAAACAATCCTGAAAGATCATAGTAAGGGAAATCGTTTGGTTTGCCAGCATCTGGACCAGTGTGCAACTCTTTGTCTGCGTGTGGCTCTTGTCTGTATCCTGGAAGCCATCTAACGATTGCTGGGCTTGTTGGGAGTGCATCAACATTAAAGTATTCATCAACTTCTTTTTTAAGCCTTGCCACTATTCTTTCAATAACTACTGATATCTCTGGATTAATTTTATCTAGGATCGGTCTTGATGCAACACGATTATCCCAGTAGGTTGAGTCGTAAATTACTGTTCCATTTTCATTGTAATGTGTCTCTGTTATGTCCCACTCTTCAATAGATCGAGCTGCTTCCAAAAGAAACTTGTGCTCTTCTAGAGTCATTATGTTTTCTCTAGATTGAATATTGTCTGGAGAGTTTCCAAAGAAACCTGAAGGAGTTATTGAAACTCTTTCATCCCATCCCCAATTACTGGCTGCTTTTTTATCCATATATTTATTATACCATCCTAAGAGTAGGTCCTTTTAGACCAAACTTCATTTTTATAGATACCGCCGTCTGGCTTTCTATATTTTGCTGAATTATCCATATTCTTTTTTCTTAAATTAGATGCTTTTTCAATTACTATTTCATGTTGCCAATCTTCTCTTTTAAAGGGAAACATTTGTGCATAAGGAGTGCCTGCTGGCAAAATGCCAGAGAATCCCTTTACTAGAAAGAACGGCATTGAGCCTGGCAAATTAACATTGTCATTATCAATGATTCCTGAAGTAGTAAGGAATGGCAATTCAAATCTATTAAAAGGCTGTGAATACAATACGCTATAACCTGGAGGAGTTTCTATAGCCCAATCTGAAAACCACGCAAAATGTGTTTCATGATATCCCTGTGGATGTTTAAACTGTGGCATAGGCGGTCTTACAGAACAAAAATCTTCATACTTTTTATCTTTAATTTTACAGCTTATAGCGCCGAAGTCTCCTTCAAAAAATTCTATATCGCATGGAGTCTTTAATGTATAACCTGTACCCATTATGTCAAATATTGCTGGACATGCTTTCCAAGTAGGCATCTTGCCACCCCCTGGATTTTCCCAGTATTCTCCATCTGGCTTTTTTGCAAATCTGTCAGCTTTTCTATACCAGTCTGGAATACTTTTAATAATTGGTTCTGGTTTTGATTTACTGTCTTTGTTAAGCCATGGTCTATTTGATACGAATTTAATCGTTAGTGCCACACTGTTTCCCGTCTTTAACGTATACAGTCTTAAGCTTTAATGCTTTAACTTCATGCTCTCCGACAGATTCGCCTTTTTCATTTATTGCATCTCTATACCAATCAGTCCACTCACCTAAAGCAGTTTTTACTGCAGATGCATTTCCATAATCCTTAGCTGCTTTTTCAGCAACTGGATCGCTAACATAATCATCAACGTTTATAGTAGAATCTTTTAGCTGTCCTAATGACAGAGGTATAATTGCTGCAATTACTTGTCCTGCTTTTATAGTAATTTCTTTGTTAGCAGTTAAAGCTTTTATTGCAAGAGGCAATGGGTGTGGATAAAAAGAAGTGGATATGACAGATGAAATAACTTCAAAATCTTTATTAAAGAAATTTGGAGGGTTTACAGCCAACAAGCTTATATTTTTATCGGTGACAAATTTTAAGTTTGTATTAAAGCTTAAAGTTGATTGTCCCCTGCCTGTATAGCAAAGACCTTCTCCTTCTAGTATCTTTACATGATCTCCAGAGTGGTCATTAATTCCATCCCAAATAAACTTAATATCAGTTTTTGCAGAAATACCCCAGCCTATAGTGTTTGCAAGGGTTACTGGAAAACAATGGTATGCGTGTTTATCAAAGGTCGCATCCATCCAGTCTCTTACTACTGATAGAGGTTCTACAACAAAAGCGGTTGGAGAAGTTCTGTAGGCATTTATTTTATTACTCATTAGTCACCTGTCTCAATAAACATTTCTTGTGTATGGAATTTGGCGCTATAGTCTAGCATTGTTACTATTGAATATTTAGTTCCTGATACAACCTTTTTAGCTTGATGAGGATACATAAAGTTTGAAGGGAAAATAAACAGGTCTCCTGCTTGTGGTTTAAGGTTTAGATTTTGCAGTCTAAAGTAAAGCTCTCCACCCTCATAGTCGTCATTGAAATATCCTACAAGTGAAACTGTACAGTTGTATGAATAGCCATGGTCGTGGTGCTCCATAAAGTGATTTCCAGGCTCGTATCTAATGAAGTTAAATGCTTCCCAGTATCTTAAATTATGAATGTTATATGTTCTACAATAGTCACGAACTGCTTGGTATTGAGGGTCATAGCACTCTTGCCAAATTTCTCTCAGCTTGTTGTCTGCTTCTTTTTCTCCATAGATATCTGTCTTCTTGTATTTAAAGTCAACACAATCTCTATAGTCTGGCATTCTTTCTTGGTAGCCCACGTAAGCTGGCATCCACTCATACTGATTATCTTTTGCTGCAAGGATTTCTTCAAGTCTTTCTGGGATGTTTTTACCTGCTGGCAATACATTTCTATAGCACCAGATTCCGTTTCCTAGATCAATTTTTTCTGTCCAGGTCTGCTTGATTGGTCTGTGCTGCTCTGCTTCCCATTCGCTAATATACTTTTGGTCTTGCAGCTTTTTAATTTCTTGAGCTGGGTCTATCGTTTCCATTTTTCTCCTTAGTACGGTGAAGATGCTGCAGCAGCAGCATTTTGAATATGTCCCTGGTGGGCCATATCATTTAAATCCATCATTATAACAACGCAATACTTTGTTCCAGACTTTATAGGAAGAGACGCATGTTCATATATGTAATTAGAAGGAAAGATTGCTATGTCTCCTTGCTTTGGCTTAATTGTCTTATTGTCCATTCGTGGGTAATAGATCTCTCCACCCTCATAGTCGTCATTTAAGTAAATCACTGCTGACACAGCTGCCTTGTACATTGGGCCATCGTCTGCATGAATCTTAAACTCTTTGCCTTCGCCTTCATACTTTACAAAATTAAATACCTCGTAATATGTTACATTAATTCCCCAGTACCTGCAGTAGTGATCAACACAAGACTTAAGCTTTTTATAAATTTCATCATATACTTGCCATAGCTCAGCATTTTCTTCATTCTGTTTACCGCCAAGTGTGCTGTAGTTCATCTTAAAATCAACACAGTCTCTAGCCTTTTTAATTGGCTGATCTGAATTTGTTACACGGGCTTCGTTCCAATGATACTTAGTTCCTGGCTTTAGATTCTTTTCTAGTGTATCTATGTACCACTGTATTCTCGTTTGGTCTAATGCATTGTTATATAGGTCTAAGCCTAACGCCTCATTGGTTACTTTAATGTCCCCAAACATTACGTCTGCTTTTCTATTTGAAGAAGTTTCAGACCTATCTTTTTCAAACCAGTCATCCTGTATATTAGTCATGCTTCAAGTATAGCATTTTAGATTTATAGATACAAGCCTATATACAAATAATAAGGGGGCCAGCTCTCGCTAGCCCCCTTATTTTATTTATTTTAAGATATTACTATGTAGTTTCCTGCTATGAACCATTGTGATGGCTCGCATCTTATGTCATAGACATCCTTTGCTGGAAGCTTTTCAATAGTGTCAACTGTCTCGAATATTATCTCGCAAGATTCTACTCTTAGGGTTACAAGTATGTCTCCAACTTGAACCTGTCCAGTCTCCTTGTATTTAATTAAGTCGCCTTCTTTTACAAAGATTGGCTGTCCTTCTGAGAATAGTGTCTCAGAGCCGTTGAACTTAATTAAATCTTTTTGACTTAATTCATGCTTGACAACAGTTGTCTCGCTAAGTGTTACCTTATCTCTTAGAACTATATCTGAAGTCATATCTCCATTATTTAGTTCGGATGGATCAATTGTGAGAAGTACATCTCCAACCTTTACATCCTTTGCTAAGATGTATCCATTTGAAGTTAACACCTCTGAGTCTTCTTCAATACAAAACTTAGACTTAAACCACGGTCCAAACCCTGGTGGGAAGAACGGTGGGAAGAACGGTCCGAACCCTGGTGGGAAGAACGGTCCAAACCCAGGCGGGAAGAATGGTGGGAAGAACGGGAAGAATGGGAAGAACGGTGGGAAGTATGGTGGGAAGAACGGGAAGAATGGGAAGAACGGTGGGAAGTATGGTGGGAAGAACGGGAAGAATGGGAAGAACGGTGGGAAGTATGGTGGGAAGAACGGGAAGAATGGGAAGAACGGTGGGAAGAATGGGAAGAACGGTGGGAAGTATGGTGCTGTTGTAGTAACGCTATTTGATGAAGTTGAATATGGGCCATCACCATTTGCATTCTTTGCAAGAACTTGATAAGTCTGAGCTGTTCCAGCTGTTTCATTAATTGTTGTTGATGTTACTCCTGCACCAAGATTATATGTTGGTCCATCAGAAGACTTAAGGATGTATCCAGTGTTTGGAGTTCCTCCTAAATCAGATGGTGCTGCCCAGGAAACTGTGTCCTGATTAGCATTTGGAGAAGATGCTGTTGGCGCTGATGGCGCATTTGGCAAAGTAGTTGGAGTAGCTGCAGGGGAAGTAGCTGGTAAGCTATTTCCTGCTGCATTTGATGCTACTACAGTAAATGTGTAAGAAGTTCCTCCAGTTAAGCCAGGAAAAGTAAAAGAAGTTCCTGTGGTACTTTGTGTTGTTGTTGCTGGAGTTGATGTAATTGTATAAAGTGTTGCTGGTGGAGATGCAGCTGGTAAAGACCAAGTTAGGTTTACTGATCCACTTCCGCTTGCTCCACCATTTACGGCAGTGGAAGCTAAAGATGTGACTGCATTTGGCTCAAGGAAGTTGTCCTGAGCCGAAGATTGAATACCTACTCTTTTATTTGCCATTTATATCTCCTATAATTTTATTTGTTAAGCTGTTAGGTCTCCGATAAGGACCCATGTGTTTGCTGATCTCTTAAACAATGTTGCTGAAGAGTACCGTGCTCTCAACTTTAATCCTGGAGTTCCATTAACTGTTGCTCCTGAACCTGCAATTGTTACATTTCCTGTGTTGGCTCTAAATATATCGAATGATGTTCCAACTGGATATGTCCGTGAGTTTGTTCCGTCTGCTGGAACTGTAATTGTAATGTCTCCAGTAGCATCTACATCTAACCATGCGTCCTTGTAGTCTGCATCGTTGATTCCGAAGTTTGCTGTTCTGTTTACTACTGTGGTGTATGAATTAACCTTAGTAGCAATTGCTGTTGTTACAGTTGAAGCAAAGTTAGCATCATCATTTAAAGCTGCTGCAAGCTCATCAAGAGTATTCAGTGCTCCTGGAGCGCCAGCAATTACTGCTGTAACTTCTGCAAGAGCTTCTGATTTTGCAGTAGCAATCGCTGCTGCCTGAGCTGTAGATACTGGCTTTGATGCATCTGATGTATTATCAACGTTTCCAAGCCCTACATGTGCTTTTGTGACACCAGATACAGTTCCTGTGAATGTTGGATCTGCTAGTGGTGCTTTTAGCGCTACATTTGAAATTGTTTCATATGTAGATGCTGCTGTTGCTGTTGCAAGCTTTGTATCAATTTGTGCCTGAATTCCTGAAGTAACACCATTTACATAAGATATCTCAGTTGCATCAACATTTCCAATTGAGGTTGTTTCTGGAAGAACAACTGTTCCTGTAAATGTAGGTGATGCTTTTGGAGCTAAGTTTGTATTAATTGATGTTATTGATGTGTTGATTGCAGTAATATCAGAAGCTTGTGTGGCATTAATTCCTTGAATTGCTGTAATCTGCTCACCCTTAGTAGCAAGATCTGCTGTATGTGTGGCAAGAAGAGTATCTTGATCTGTATTCTTTGTTTCAATGGCTGTGATAGCTGTTGATTGGGTTCCATTAACTGATGTTAAATTAGCAATATTATCAGTTTGTGTAACATTTAAAGCCTTGATAGCTGTAATGTCTTCTTCAGCTATTGTTAGTCTTGGGCCATACAGCTGAACTGCGTCTATATCTGTTTCGGCTTGATCAAGTCTTGCATCTAAGCTGTTAAGTGTTGAAGTGTTGTTAGTAAAGTTAGTTGCTGTTGATGAAATAAATGTATCTAGAGTAGACTTTTGAGCAACTGTTTCAAAATCTACAATTATTTGATCATTATAATTTGTTAGGCCAGCTCCTACTGTTACTGGTATTGCTCCTGTAAACTGTGTGAAGTTAAGGGAGTCTGTTCCAAGCTGGAAGATTTCTCCTGCTCTAGAGCCTTCTGTTAGAAGAACATATCCGTCACGAGCATTTGCAGTTCCATCTTGTGTAAAGGTAAAGAGGCCTTCTCTGACTTCTCCGTCTACGCTGTTATCTGAATCTGTTGCACGAGTTAAAACTGCTGCTGCTGAAGATCCACCTGCGTTTGTTACTGTATAAATACCATTTTGCTTTGCATCTGTTTGATTCTTAAGAAGAACTCTGTCTCCTGCATTTACTGTAACACCATCAATTGAAAGTGCTCCATTTGCAGAGGCTGTTAATGTTTCTCCTACTCCGTTTCCACCTGATGCATCTGCTGTTCCAGCTGCTCTGGTTGCTGCAAAGTTTTCTGTTGATGCTACACGAACTGAACCCTTAATCTGAAGTCCTGAGCTTAGTGAAGCAACATCAAGCTTTGTTGCCCAGAATGACTCATTGATTTGATTGTCTGGTATCAATGCGCTATTGTTAAGTGAAGCTACTCCACCTGCAACACCACGATCAGATACTGGAAGATAATCTGCATCTACTGTGTTTGATAAACTTGTTACTGCTGCATCTACATATGACTTGAGTGCAACAACATTTGAATCAACAGTTATTGTGATTGAGTTTGCGCCGTCATTGTATGTCTTTGAAAGTCCTGCGCCTAATGAAAGGGCGTTATTAATAGCATCTTGTGAAATTTCTGCTATTGCTACATCTGAGTTATTAGCATACGCAAGAGCGGTCCATGTTGAGGTACCGTTACCAAACTTAAATAAGTTTGTGTCTGACTCGACACCCATTTCTCCCGCTGCCAAAATTGGATTTACGGAGGTCCACTGTGAGGCGGTTCCTCTTCTTACTTGAATTCTTACTGTTGACATTTATGCCACCCCTTATTTAGACTTATTTGGTAATTATAGCATCACAATAATTCCAAAACAATTAAGCAATTGTTCCAGAATCGAATGTGTAGCTAAATGTATCTGTTGTATAGCTTCCACCATCGGCAAACTTTGTTGCTACGGTGTTTACTCCATTGGCAAAGACGCTATAAACTGGTGAGCCATCGTAATCGATAGCCAAACCAATGTCCATGAATGTCAGTGCTGTTGGGTCTTCTTGTGCATCTACTAATAGAGCAATTTCTTTCCAAACTCCGCCAATCTGGATTTTTAGTCGTCCAGTTGAAGAGTCAAAAGCTAGGGGGGTTGAATTTAAGACTAAGTTTTCTACATTTACTGCTGCACCAAAAGTGGCAGCACCTGCTACATTAAGGCCATTTTTTACCTTGAAGTTTTTATCTACTGTTGCCATTTAAGTTCACATATCCCCTAATTGTTTTGTTGGGGTTTTGAAAGGACCCCATACCTTGTTATTTAATTATTTAATTAATGTTGCATATACCATCACATCTGTCGAGGCATATACTGTGGTTACTGATATTGAAACATTTCCTGAAACATAGGCTGCTGAAATTGAGCCTAGATCTCCGTTGGTTCCAATTGAACCAAATTCTGTTATTGCCACGTTATTGCTGGTATCAAGTGTGAGCAAGATCTCAGAAACTTGAGTATTTGCTCCATTCTTGAACTTAACAAGAGCCTTAGCTGTACGATAATCTGCTGCTGCCCATGTAAGAGCATTTACAGTGCTTGCTGATGATACTGTTGTGGTTGCTGCTTTTACTACAGCCACATCGTTTACATTTACTGCTGTAAACTTTGTAGTTCCATCCTTGACTGCATTTAGAGCAGATTGTGCTGTTGCCTCTGCTGCTGCTTGCGCTGCGTTAGCCTTAGATGTAGCATCTGCTGCTGCTGTTGCAACTGAAGCTGAATCGCCAGATACTCTTAGGGCTGCTTCTGCTGAAACCTTTGCTGTAGCATCTGCTGCTGCTGTTGCCTCTGCTGCTGCTTGGGCTGCGTTAGCCTTGGTTGTAGCGTCAGATGATGCAGTGCTTACTGCGGTTGCAATTGATGCTGTAACATCAGTTGAATTAGCCTTTGTAGCTAATGCTGATGTAAGAGTTGTTGTGTAATTAGCGTCGTCATTTATTGCTGCTGCCAATTCATTTAATGTGTTAAGAAGAGATGGTGCTCCATCTACTAATGAATCTACTGCAGTTGAAATTGCTGTATTACGAGCTGAAACTTCTGTTGATATTGCAGTTGAAAGAGCTGCTGCTGCGGTAGCCTCTGCTGCTGCTTGCGCTGCGTTAGCCTTAGTTGTGGCGTCTGCTGATGCTGCTGCTTGCGCTGCGTTAGCCTTAGTTGTGGCGTCTGCTGCTGCTGCAGAAATTGCTTCTGATTTGGCAGTTGCAATTGCGGTATTTCTATCAGCAACCTCTGTAGCAATTGCTGATGCAATTGCTGAAGTACGTGCTGTAGCTTCTGCTGCAACCTTTGATGTTGCATCTGTTGCTGCATTTGCTTGTGCTGCTGCTGCTGAACCTGCTGCATCGTATGCTGCTGCTGTGGCTGCTAATGCTCTTGCATTAGTAAAATATAGATTTGAACCTGCGCCTGTTCCTTCTACTAAATCATTTGTGTCATGATTTGAAATGCTTGAAACTGTACCTGTTACGTCACCAGTTACGTTGCCTAGGAAGGTTGCTGTAATTGTGCCTGCAGCAAAGTTTCCATTTCCATCACGCTTAACAACAGAATTAGGAGTGTTTGCGCTATCTGCTGATCCGCCAATTGTTGAGATAATAAAAGCTGTTGATGCCTCTGTTAATACATTATAGCCATTTACTGTTGCGACGGAACCGTCGACAATAAGACCATTCTTTACTCTAAAGTTTTTATTTACAATTGCCATATTTTATGACTCCTCTTACTGCTTTATTTACTTTAATGCCGTTCTAAAATATCTAGCCGTTACAGCCGTTGAAACTGGTGTGACCGTTAGATTAATTATACCATTGGATTGTTCAAACAATACGTTGGCAAGATTGTTGTTCGTATTTGAGACTATGTCTGATTCTGAAACGTATATGTTTGTGGAGTCGTGTAGAACGCTGATATTAGAGAAATAATACTCTGTTCCACGACTTATCTGAAGAGAATAGGTAGCTGTTCTATAGTCTGACGCCTGGAAGCTATCTATAGTTGTCTTATTCTCAATTCCATTGACTGTTAGGTCGTTGTTGCCTTCAAGGCCAAAAAGGGTTGAAATTGCATCTGTTGCATTTGTCATTGAAACCAGTGTGTCATTTATAAGGTTAACCTTATATGTGATAGAGTTTGAATCTGTTGATCCAGTTACACCTACTACTGTTTCTAGTGCCTCAATTGCATCATTGGCATTTGTATGTTGTGCCGCATGTCCCGTAAGCTCATCATTTGCAGATGGATTAGAGAGGTTATCTTTACTTGTTGGAAAGCTGGTAGCCATTTTTCCTCCTTTTACTGCCTATGTGTATATTATACAGCATTATTTATTAACTAATTACAATAAATCCTTCTGCAATAAACCACTGGTTTTCTAGTGTCCTGATATCGTATACTTCTTTATCAGTATCTGTCTCTATGGAGTTAACCAAAACTTCATTTATTGTAGAGCCGTCTATTGTTAATAGAGTATCTCCAATTTTTACCGATCCCGCTTCTACCCATGTTGCAAGTCCGTCTTGCTTAATAAATATTGGCTGTCCGTAAGAGAAATACTTTTCTGTTCCGTTGAATGAAAGAACATCCTTTGTTGACATTTCAGATTTAATAACTTCAACGCCTACAAGATTTACATCTTTATTGACATTAAAGAACTTCATTGATTGATTGCCGAAGTCTGCTGCTGAAATAGAAACTAGTTTATCTCCAATTGATATATCTTTTGCTGCAACATAACCATTATTTAATGTTAGCAACCTGGTATTTGCTTCTAAACAAGATTTACTTGCTTTAAATTCAGGGAAGGTTGGGAAGGTTGGGAACGTTGGGAACGTTGGGAAGGTAGGGAAGGTAGGGAAAGTAGGGAAAGATGGCGCCTTAAATGCAGGGAAGTAAGGGAACGTTGGGAACGTTGGGAACGTTGGGAACGTTGGGAATGTTGGGAACGTTGGGAAAGATGGCGCCTTAAATGTTGGGAACGTTGGGAACGTTGGGAAAGTTGGGAACGTTGGGAAAGTTGGGAAGGTTGGGAAAGTTGGGAACGTTGGGAAAGATGGCGCCTTAAATGTTGGGAAGGTTGGGAAAGTTGGGAAGGTTGGGAAGGTTGGGAAAGTAGGTGATATAACTGCAGCAGAAGCAGAAATAGAACCAGTGTAGACTGTTTCTGTACCACTAGCATTTGTCGAAACAAGCTTTGCTCTCCATTGTCTTGGAGCTGATACTCCACCCTTGCTAATATATACTTCTACGTCTGCCTGTGTTACTGTTACACTTGTGCTTCCTGTGTCTACAAAGTTTAAGTTTGAATCACTTGCTTGAAGTTGAATTGATGAAGTTGGTGTTGGAGTTCCTGTAGCTGCTGTTAAAATTCCAGCTGTTATAGTTGTTCCAACAACTCCAGTTCCAGATATCGATGCCTGTCCTCCTGATGGAGCAACTCCAGCTGCCTGGTATGCGTATGTATACACAGTAATTGTTGATCCAACATTTGCTGTTGTACCAGCAGCTGGGGACTGTGATGATACTAATCCAACTGAAGAAAGGTTAGATGTAAAGTTTCCTTGTCCGCCATTAGAAATTGTATATTGGCTGGTGCTTGAAGGAACTGAACCTCCAACAAAATTAGGAACAATAAAGGTTGAAGCACTTGCAGTAATGGAGCTAGAATAAACTGGATCTGATGTTCCTGCAGAGTTATATGCACTTGCTTTAGCTCTAAACATTTGAGGAAAAGATCCTCCTCCTTTAGATATGTAGTTGGATAAATCTGCTGCTGTTACTACATAAGAAGTAACTCCCATATCAACATAATTTGCCTGGCCGTCCATTTTTTGTAAAGTTGTATTGTAACCAAGTGGTAGACCGCTACCAGTAGACCATCCAGTAGTGCTCATTGAAATTGTAGTGCCTACTTGTCCGCTACCAAATATATTAGCTACTCCTCCACTTGGAATTGTGCTTGCGGTAAAGCATCTTGTTGTAGTTGTAGACTCTGCTGTTAAGCTTGTACCAGCACTATTTGTTGCAGTAGCATATGCCTTAAACTCTGCCTGGTCTGTAAGGTCTTGCTGGGTTGTTGTATAAGTAGCACTTGTTGTACCGCTTGCTACAATTGTTAGTGGGCTAAGCTTCATAATATTTATATTGTAAGAGGTTGGAGTGTTTGTCCATTCTCCTTGATTTGCAGTTATAGTTATTCCAGAACCTACATCCCCAGTAGGGGTTAGTGTTGGTGGAGTGCTAGAAACTGGTTTTACAGAAGAAGATACGAATGAGCCTGAATCTGATTCCCAATAATATTCTTGTGTTGGATTAAAGAAGTCTACAACTGTAGGTGTTCCACGATATCCTCGTGATGTTCCATATACACGAACTTTCCATGGTCCAGACGTTGAGCCTGGTGTATAATTTGTTATAAAGCTTGATGTGGCATCTCTAGTTGCCATAGCAAATGGACCAAACGGACTTCCGTCTGGCCACTCTGAGTAAATTTCATATCTCGTCTGTGTTATATTAATCAAAGACCAATCAATAATTCCAGCCTGATCATCTACTCCTCCAGGATTTTGATAAACAGTTGCAGTTAATGATGGCAATAAGGGATTTAAATTATTAATGCTTGCGTTTTGGTAAAGCTTTAAGGTTTCAGTTTCATTGCTTCCAATTGCCGCTCTGTATGCCGCAGCGGCAGAAGATGTGTTGTTATATGGAGCTATAGATATCCCAACAGTCGTTAATCCAATAAGATCGTCTAAATTATTAGCTCCGAAATCAAAGTCCCAAAGGTTGTTTCCTTGTCCTGTAATTCTTACTACAGTATTTGGAATTCCTGGACCTTGATAAATTATTTCATATCCGTCTGCGCCTTCAGATATATCCCAAAATACTCTAATTTTTCCGTTTATATATCCGACACTATCTTGCTGCACAAATGCAGTTATTGTTTGAATGAATTCAGGCAACATGATGAATGCAGATGTCCCATAAGCTTTTTCGCTGTCACCTGCATTATTTGTAGCAATAATAGCGCATCTAATTTTATATCCAACTAGATCTCCAGTTAATAGGAAACTATTTTGTGTTGCCCCAGTAATTTCTGACCAGTTGATCTCTGCCCCAGCATATATTCCCTTTTCCCACTGGTACTTGTAAGATGTTGGACTACCTTCCCAAGTTCCATTTGTAGAGGTTACTGTTTGTCCAACTCCTTTAAACTCATCTGTTCTTGAATATGATAAAGTTGGATCTGTTAGCTTTTTTGGCTTTTCTAATATTTCTACCCATGATGTTCCGTTAAAAATAAATGCCTTCTTATAGTCTTGTGGGCCTGCACCCGTTACGACTTTAATTTTTTTGGACGGCAACCAAGAGGACCCGTCAAAAATTTTAAATGGCAATTATTTCTCCGTTCTTAGTATTGAATGTAAATGTCTCCTGCTACGTATGTGCCAGCTGGCGCATCAACAGAAGTTCCATACAATATTTTGTTTTGTGCATTAGGGCTGGCGGCATTTGAATATCCTCCAAGTGTTACTACGTCTCCTAGATAAACCACGTTTCCGTTAATACCGATAGAAGATTTTTCTAATTTAGTATTTGGGATTACGCCTTCTAATGCTGCGCTTGGTATTGAAGAATCACTAAAGTTAACAGTGGCATTTGTAAATGAAACTGTTCCTGTGAATGTTGGGTTTGCTAGTGGTGCTAAAGCAGAAACGTCTAAAGTTTCCCAGCTAGGGCTAGAGCCATTAGTCATTAAAAATTTATTAGAATGTGATGTCTGATCTGGAAGTCCTGCAATTGCTGTTAATCCAGTTACATCCACTCCAGTAAAATCTATAGCCCCAGTAAATACAGGGCTATTTAATGGAGCCTTGAGATCTAGAGCGGTATTTACTGCCGTTGAAATTGGCTTATTTATATCTGATGTGTTATCAACATCTCCTAGGCCTACGTGAGTCTTTGTAATTCCAGCGACTGTTCCTGTAAAGGTTGGATTTGCTTTTGGTGCATATGTTGTAGCAGCTACGGATGAGTCTAATTTTGTTCCTACTGTAGTTACTAATGCTGCAAGACCGCTTTGATCTGCCTGAAAAGCAGTTGCAAGCTCACCTAAAGTATTTAGTGAGTCTGGGGCTAAATTAACAACATTTGCAATTGCTGTTGTAATGTCTGTCGTTCTTGCAATTGTTGATGGAATAACTGACTCTAAAATTTGAGAAGAATTGTTTAAGCCAGCGTATCCTCCTGGCTGATCTTTATCTCCTTCAGAAACATATGCTCCTAGCTGGTTAGATAACGATGGATTTGTTACATAGGCTGCTGCAATTTCTGCTCTTAATTCTTCTGCTACCGTATTTGTGTAAATTGTTGCTTGTGTAAACTTTGAGTTTGTTGCAGATAAAGCTCTGGCATCTGTAAAGTATTTATTTAATGTGCCTTCTGCAAGGTGATTTGTTGTTTTGCCTGTTAGAGAAACGCTTGCTGTGGCTGTAGCAATATCTGATGCAACAGCTGCTTTTGCTCTGTCGTCTGTAAAGTATAAATTAGTTCCTTCTGCAATTTGAGTTGTAGTCGTAGAATTTATTGCAGTATTTCTGTTAATAATTTCATTAGAAATTGCAGTATTTATTGCACTATTTCTATCTGACACCTCTTCTTCTATTGCTGCAGTTATTTCTAAAGATCTTGCTGCTGCTTCCTGTGTAACAAGTGATCCTGCTATGTTTGTAGCATCTGAATAAGCTTCTGTTAAAATTCCTGCTCTAGCTGCTGCAATTGCTGATGTCGATGAAGTTTCTGCTGCTGCAATTGCTTCTGCTTTGGCTGCTGCAATTGCTGAGCTTCTTGCTACCGATTCAGCGGTGGCAGCATTAGAAATTGCTGATGCATTAGCAGCAAGCGCTCTTGCATTTGTAAAGTATAAGTTAGATCCTTCTGATAAATTGCTTGTTGATTGAGTGCTAAACTTTGCATCAACTACTGCCTGTACTTCAGTATTAACTGACTCATAATCTGGCAATTGAGAAATTGGAACTTTTCCAGTTGCGCCAAGCGTTGCAACACCATTAGCTGCGCCTACTTTAAATGCATAAAATGATTGCTGGTTCCATCTAGAACCATTACCTATTTTAAATTTATATGTATCGGTTTCAATACCGATTTCACCTGGAAGTAAAACTGGGTTTACTGTTGTCCAGTTTATAGATGTATCTCTTCTAAATAGAATTTTTGTTGACATTATTTATGCTCCTCCAAAATCAATAACTGTTGAGTCTTGTTCTGTTGAAGCTCCTCCTTCTAGCAATGTATTGTCTTCTTCTGGTTCTGGTATTGAATCTGGAGCGCCGCCACTAAACAGTGTCAGTTGAGTATAATTTGGATCTACCAAATCGTCCTCTGGGCCTCCTCCTATTATACCTGCAACTATTGGCAAAGCCTGTTCAGGTCCTTCAACTTCATTATAGTTTTGAAACCTAATTGGATTTCTAACGTCTACTGTATGTAGCCTTCCGTCAAATGCGTGTGTATGCTCATAGAATGGGGTTGGGTCATCGCTTGGGGGTGTAAGCTCCATCCAAACTGCTCCATTAAATATACGCAAGTTTTTAGTAATGACATTATAATAAATGTCACCCTCACGAGCATTGGCTGGATCATCCTGTATGGTTAACAGGTTTAATGCAACCTTCATTTGACGAGACATCTTATTATCCTACTACTACTACCTTGTATTGTCCTGCTGTAGGTGCAACAGCAAAGTCAATTGTTACAGTATTTTCATCTGTTATCTTTACATCGGCTTCAACCTGTGCAAATGGAGATGCGGCTTCAAATATTTGAACTGTAACTTCAGTTGTGCCTAATCTATGTAGCACTGGGTGTGTTGTAGAAGTAGCTGAAAGAACCTCTGCATATTTTCTTGCAATTGCGTGGTAGTTAGACCCATTATTTGTAAGTGTCCATTTGTCTGATGTTTCATTCCATAGGATTTCAACATCTGCTTCTGACCCACGCTCTACTAGAATTCCTGCGTCTGTTGTAGGTGCTCCAGTAAAGTTGCTATTAAGCTTTACCTTATTATCTTCAATATTAATCTGAGTTGTGTTTACAGAGTTAACTGTTCCGACAACATTTAAGTTTCCACCGACCTGCAAGTTACCAGATATTTCTACGTTGTCTGGCAAACCAATTGTTACTGCAGCATTGTGTCCGCTATTTGGAGTTACAGTTATTTCGTTGGCTGTTCCAATAATTGTTGCTACATAGTCACCTGTTGTTTGTGTGTCTAGTGGAATAACAAGGTTGGCCTCGCTAGCTCCAGTTAGTCGTCCTTGCTGATCAACGGTAAATGTTGGAACCTTGGTAATTGAACCATATGTTCCTGCTGTAACTGCTGTATTATCTAAATCTATTGTTGTTACGCCAGTGGTGTCGTTATATGATCTTGTAAGACCTACTCCACCTTCTACATATGCTCCGATTGCATCTTGAATAACTTCTAATGAACCAGAAGTAGAAATCCACTCTGTGCCATTCCAGAAGTACATGATGTTATCGCCAGTATTGTAGTAAACCTGACCTGATACTGGGTTGCTTGGTGCTGATCCTAAATTTTGAATTCTAGCATTGAGTAACTCATTTTTATTGAGGTCAATACTAACTAAAAACTTTTTTGACATTGTCTTTCCCCCTTATGACAGATATGCTGTCCCTGAAAATGGCTGTGCCATAGTCAGTGTAATTTTGTTTATATCGTTATAGTCTATACCTGTTTCAAGTATATCCCCTGCGCTTGATTTGATTGTTACGTTTGGGTGATAACCCAAGTTATGCTCTATTGATAAAGAATATATTCCAGCAACTGGACCAGTTAGCTGTGCCAATTCCCATGAGTACGATAGAGTGTTTGCTGTAAGAGTTATGACCTTGGCATTTTGCCAAGTTAGGTCTGATAGCTTTGGTCCATAGAATTTAGATAAAACTGAATCATAGTAGAAGTCTCCTTCTAGCCCTAGGTTATTTGATGGTGCACCCGTGCCACTTAAAATGGTTTTACCCCTAGGGCCTTGAGGTCCTGGGGATGAGATTATTACATCATTGATTACTTCGGTTACGACTATTGATTCTGTCATTATATGGTTACCGATCTATTGAGCGTCATAAAGCCCTCAAGGAGTTTTATTTTGTTCCCATTAGAATCGACAACCATTAAATCATAAGATGATTTAGGATAAAAGAGTTTGTTTGTTTGTGTAGGTGTCATTTTGATAGTTAACTTTCCGTTTAATTGGTCAATTACTATTCCACCAGAAGGTGATGTTAAGGTAACAGCTAGTTTTGCTCCACCTTTTGTATCACGAACTTGCATCTTTGCAGATGCGCCTGTTAGATCAATTGCATTTCCATTATCATCTTTGTATTCTAGTACAAAGCTAAATGTAGCATTTTGATCTACTTCAAAGTTCTTTTGTCCTGCCATTTGCCATAGTCTCCTAAATAGGAATACTCCTGTACTAATTTTAGCACAGGAGTATTCTTAATTGACTATTTTTTAGGCTTTGTTAACAAACCCGAAATTCTTGTCATTTGGGTTAAGTGCCTTTAATAGCACTGGCGCAACGGCTGCGATTCCGCCAAGTAATAAATCTTTGGGATTTGTATTTCCTGTCATGTATAAGGCTAGCGCTGCTGAAAGAAATGCTCTTCCGTAGCTTGCTAACGCTGCTAGAATCTGTTCTTGCATTGTTACCTTTCCATCTTTGTTTAAATCTGCTTTTGCAAATTTAGCCATTTTATCATCTCCTCGTGGGCGGGATGCCCATGAATTTTGGTTTTACCCAATACTATAATTCTACCACTATGCCGAGATATCCACAAGTTCACAGTTTCCGTCTGAACTGCAAGCAAGCGTGGCATTTGTAGATGTGCCATCTTCTGTCTCATAAAATGATAGGTCTTCCCATCTAATGCTAGTTGGCATTTTTGCAACAAGAGCATCGTATTCTGCTTTTTCAACTTCTTGGTATGGAGCTTGCTTGTAAGTGTGCTCTGAATGAGGAAGGAAAGAGATTCCAGAAACTTCGTCAAAGTTTTTATAAACCCAGGCTCCAACTTCCATCCATTCATCTTCTTTTACGGAAACAGTAATAGAAGGCTTATGCTCACACCAAGCTCGCTGATAAACAAGCCAAATGTTTAAGTGATCAATTGCAGTTAAATCATTTCTAACAATTGCACCTTCTGGTGCTTTTACTGGAAACGAAAACACGTATGTATCGTTTGGCTTCATTACGTCATCTTCTACAGGGATTCCAACTTCCTTCAAAAATGTAGAAATGGGATCTCCCTTTGAACCACGAACTGTGCGAATATAATGTGGTGAATGCCATGGATGCATTCCTGAAGATACACCGACCAATTGAGACACTGTTCCTGAAGGCTTAACGCAAGTAATTGCTGCAGATTCAGGAATTCCAATCTTGCCAGACTCTTCTCTATTTACTTCTCTTGCCTTCTCACGTAAAGTCATAAGAAATGCTTCAAGAGCAATTAAATCTTCTTTGCCAGACATGAACTTATGACCGAACTGTCCAGTAAGAGAAACTCCAAGAAGTCTTTCTTCTTCAGTATTGTCTTTCCAAATCTTGCGAAGATACTTAAAGTCTGTCAGTGTTGATTGCCACGTTCCAAGAATTGTTGCAAGCTCAACTTTGCGCTGAATATCTTTCTTTGTATCATTTTCACGTAATACGACTTCTGAAAGGTTACAAAACTGGTAAGGACGTAAAATAATTTCTGAGCATGGGTTAGTTCCGTAGTGTATATCTGGATCTCTTCTTCCAAATTTGGCTGCTTGGGCTTGAGCTGCGGCCACGTTGTATATACCTCGTTCTCCCGACTTTGAGTCATAAAGAGATTTCCATTCTGCAATAAATTGCTCCATCTCTGGCTTGCGTGAATATGCAACAGAGTTGTTTGATAATGCACGTTGTGGGCTTTGCTCCCACCAATTTCCTGACTTTGCTTGAGCCATCTCAATATCGTTAATATTAGAAAGAGAAATCATTGCAGAGCGACGAACTCCACCTACAACAACAACTTCACCAATCTTACACATAATGTCATGACATTCAATTGGCTTTAAATTTCTTCCTGTTGCATTCTTAAACTTTGCAATCGTAAAGTCAAAAAGGTTTACCAATGGCTGTGGGCCAGATGATCTTCCGCCCATAGTTTTAAGTCTTGCTCCTGCTGGACGGACCTTTGAAACATCAATTGCTGGAATATGTCCAGTCCAAAGCAGTGCTAAAAGTTCTCTGTATGCTTTTGCCCAGCCCTGTTTTGAATCTTCTACCACAATAACAGTATCTGATTTTTCTAGTTTTTCTGGAACGGCAGGAAGCTTATTAATGTACTTGTATTCTACTGAGAATCCAACACCTGTTCCACACATAAGAACATACATTGTTTCGTCAAACGATCTTGGAGAATCAACTGGTAAAAATGCACAGTTGTATCCAGCAACGTTGTCTCTTTCTAATGCGGCTCCAGAAGTCATGACTGATCTCATAGATGGCATTACATTTCTTTTAAATACAAACTCTTTTAATTCCGCAACAAGCTTCTCATTTGGAATATAATTATGGTTTTCTTTTAAATGGTTGGTCATAAAAGAAAAATATCTATCTACTGTTTCTCCCCATGTTTCTCTACGACCTTCCGCTTCTACCCATTTTGCATATCTGGATAAAGCAATAAAGTTCTCATAAGGATTTGCAATAGTTTGTGACATTTTTTTATACGACCTTTTCTCCGCCTTGCGGTATAATTTTTAGATGAAGTCCTAGTGTATCAAACTTTTATTTAGCGGTCTAGTGCCTCAAATATGTTTAACTATTTTAGTTAACTAGGTTGACATTGTCTATATATTAATGTTATGATTGTAGTTCGTTATCTCTATAGGAGGAAATGCCAATGGAGAATATAAAGCAACAGTTTAGCGATTTGGTTCGTGACTGGACAATAATAGCAGTAACAATGTTATTTTTGTTTGGTAACTCGGCAAACGCTTTAACTGTAGTAGAACCTTTAGTGAAAACTGAAGCCCAATTAAAGCAAGAAGTCTTAGATAGCTTTAGTAAAGAAATTTACAAACCATCTGAGATGCTTACAGACGAAGAGTTAAAACTATTACTTGAGACTGTAGGATTCGAAGGAGTAGGCCTTAAACAAGCTTGGTCCATAGCAAAGCGTGAATCTAATGGAAGACCGCTTGCATATAACGGGAATAGGAATACAGGAGATAGTTCTTACGGATTATTTCAAATAAATATGATTGGAGACTTAGGTCCAGCAAGACTTGAGAAATTTGATCTACAGAGTAACAAGGAGTTATTCGACCCAGTAACAAACGCAGAGATAACGTACTATATGACCAATGGCGGTATTGATTGGTCAGCTTGGAAGGGGATGACCCCAAGAGCTAAGGAATTTTTATTAAAATTTCCGACAAAGTAAAGGAGATGGGATGAGGATACAATACGTATCAACCTACATTTCCATGTCAGAAGAAGGATTGGTTGAAAAGCTTTTATGCCCAGTAGACCAATCCATTCTTTTTTGTAATCAGACTATTTTAGATGAGGTATACTTATATTGCCTATCTTGTAAGTATAAAAAAGCATTAGGGCTAGCAACTTATCAGAATATAGTTGCTCAGGTGGATAAAAATGTGTAAAGAAGAATGTATTTGTAAATTAGAAACTGAGTCTGCTCCAATTCAGGTGACAGACGCAATGGGTAGAGAGATTTTTTGGCTAGATGCAGGAAGACCAGAATAACGAAAATACAAGCAACCTAGAGGACAATCTCCCTATGGTCTCGTATATCATGCTTCATAGAATATATGACATATTGACTTTGATATCTAATAAATTAGCTGGTAGCGAAGATACTGCTAAAATGGTAGAATATCATCAGGCGGGTTACTTACTTGGGCCGTCGCCTTCTTATAATCCAGGAGAAACAAATGAGTAGACAAGATACATTAGACATAATGTTGAATTCGATAATCGATACGATGAAGGATCTATATTCTAGAGCTGGTACATCGGAAGAAGATCAGAAGGTATATATGGAACAGGGCAATGAATCTTTTAAGGTTATTGCAATTGCTCTATATGACGTTCTTTTAGAAAAGGGTATTATAAATGACTAAATATATATTTGAGCCAATTACAGAAGTTGTATTACAAACATTTAGGGAAAATGCTAACGGCCTAGACAGGTCAGAAGAATTTCCTAATGGCATAAATGCAAAGCTTATCGTTACTGCAAATTCTGAAGAAGAGTGCTTAGCAATTAGAGGAATGGTTACACATTATCCCAGCTGGCAATTAATAGGAACAGAAGAGTAATTGGAATCATCTGTAGCAAGATGGGTTGACGACCCCGTATTTACATCTATTCACGATGCATTAAACAAAAAGGCTAATATGTCTAATGATATAAATAGCCCTTTTTATGGAAGGCTGTATGTTCTAAGACAAATAGCAATTCAACAGGCAAAGCTTCATGCAAATTTTGCGGAGTGCGGTGTATATGCAGGAATGTCAATGTATTTTGTTCAAGACTTGTGTGATAAAAGATTTATAGGAATAGATTCTTTTGAAGGAGTTTCAGAGCCTGGAGAATTTGATACTGATTACTTTAAAACAGTTAAACTAGAAATTCCAATCGACAGAGCCAAACTTATCCTAGAAGGATGCAGAAGCCCAGAGCTATATGCTGGATGGATACCTGATGTTTTTGAAAAAATAGAGCCCCTAAACTATTCTTATGTTCATATTGATGTTGATTTATACGAACCTACAAAAGACTCAATAAACTATTTCTGGCCAAAAATTGTTCCTGGTGGCGTTATTATTTGTGACGATTATGGTTCATATAAAACTATTGGTGCAAGAAAAGCAATGGATGATTTTTTTGGTAAAGATAAAATATTAGAGCTACCTACTGGACAAGGTCTGGTTTGGAAATAATGCTTGACTTTGTAAGGCATTAAATATACACTTAGTATTCAGGTTGAGTATTCGTACTCCCTGTATAGGGCGAAAGTCCTTAAACCCCTAATCGGATCCGCCTCTGATTAGGGGTTTCTAATGCTTTCAGTGGTATAATTAATTAACAGCTTTTAAGGAGGTTAATCATGACAAGAGATCACTTTTCCAAAGTTATGCAAAGCCCGTACTTTCGATCCCGTCATTATCAAGAAGATAGTCATGCTGGTAAGTTAGAAGCAAAAATTGAAAACTTTTTAAAAAAATTTTTATTTAAGAGAAAGAAGAAATAATGTTTTATGACGATCCACGCTGTATAAAGTTAGCTCCAAGAATATACAAATTTGAAAATGTAATTCCAAAAGATATCTACGATGCGGTATACGCTAGAGGACAAGAATTTGAAAGACACTCTAACCCAAATTTGTGGAGCGTTAGAGACTGGTATGCAGACAAGATGAGCCCTCCATTTAAAGAGACCTTCCCTCTTTGGAAGTTTATGTCTGAATTAATACACCCTGAAATTGTTATTCACCCAGTAAGAAACCTTATGGTCACTGGTCCTGGAGACGAAGGAATGTTTGTACATACCGATAGCCCTGGAAAAGGAAACTGTCACCTATTATTGGAAATTGATCAATGGTCAACTTGTTGTGAACTAGAGTATGGAATGATTGCATACATTGGAGACTTTACTGGCGGAGAACTATACTATCCAAACATAAATCCAGACGGCACAGAAAAGACTGGCAACCTAAGAATAGATGAAGCAAAAATGGCAGAGCCGTGCTTAATCGTTCCAGTAAAGCCTGGGGACATAGTTTTACACGGAGCTTGCTCTCCATATGATCATGGAACTATGGAAACTCTTTCTGGAACTAGATACGCTTTTTCAACTTTTGCGTTACTTGCAGAAGACAATCCAGGAACATTCTATAATTACAAAACCCCCGAATGGGAAGAGCAGATAGGAAGACATGAAAATCCTACTGAAAGACAGCTAAATGACTGGAACTCTCCGTTTAGAGTTAACCCTCAATTTGCCGACATGATCCAGGAGCGTACTACTGCTCAAGATAAACTAAGAGACGAACTAGAAAACAGAGCTGGTAAATAGAATTACATACCCTACGGTAAATAAAGAATGGGCATTAGAGTTTGATGCAACATTATTAAATCTCTCTATTCCTGATGGTGATTTTGTAGAGTGTGGTAGCTGGACTGGCTCATCTGCAGAAAAATTAGCAAAGCATTGTAAAAAAGATCTCCACCTATTTGATTCATGGGAAGGGCTTTCTGAAGTAGGAGAATTCGATAACCCTATATACAAAGATCTTACCTGGAAGTCTGAAATTGATGTATGCAAAAATGTTTTATCAGAATATAAAAATATTTATTTTTATAAAGGATGGATCCCATCTAGATTTAACGAGATAAAAGATAGACCTATAGCATTGCTACATTTAGACCTAAGTTTATATCAACCGACAAAGGATTCTTTAGAATTCTTTTGGGATAAGGTTATTCCTGGAGGTTGGGTAATAACTAATTTTCATGAAGGTTTCTCATACGGTGCCGAAAAAGCAGTTAGAGACTTTTTTAATGACATTACAGAAATTGAGCTAAGAGGTCAAGGTATATGCTTAATAAAAAAATAAAAGATATATTAGGACTAAATACATTTTTCTAAAGTTTTAAAATAGGACTCGTTGGCATCAACTAAATCTTCTTTTTTTATGTCTACAAGTAGATAATATTTAGAGTCTTTGCTGGATACCAAGTGATTGTCTTCTTTAATGTCTTTTAGAACGTTAACGTAGTTAACACTTAAAATCTCTTTACCTAAAAACCTACAAACTCTTTTTGTTATTTCTTGTGGCTTGTCTAGTAAGTCTTCGTACCTAATCAATAATGCATTATTATTAGTTAAATAATCATTCATTTCTATATAAGATCTTTCTATATCTTTTAAGTTAAATCTGTAATCTTTATTGTAATGCATTTCCATCGAAATCATAGACTTAATAGAGTCTTGTGGATTCCTAATGATAGATATTAAATCTTTTTTATCAGACCCTTCTATGATATGGCTTTTTGGAAGCATGATTCCAGAATTTTGATGAATAAGTTGTTGCAGATAGAATGATCCGCATCTTGGAAAAGTTAATATTAAACTATTCATTTATAAATAATACCATAATGGGCAAATAGTGCGAAAGTGAAAAAATTGAAGTGCGGCGGCGGTAGAAGAACCCATTTTATAATTTAGCATCATACAGGGGATCTCCACTATATTCATATATTAGATTCATTAGTAATAAACAGTCAGAATGGGATTCTAAGTACCATAGGTCACATACCCCTGACTCTGCGTTCATACAAGTCTCTAATCGGCTCTTAAGGCCCTTTATGACCCATTCTAGCGAAGACCTAGCCATAAGATTGTTAGCTTCAAAATAATTATTTTTTTGATATCTCACATCGGCTAGATATTTCGCTAGCTTGTCCGATTCGTCCCTATTTACCATATTGTATATTATTGAGTATGTTCCTGGAATCCAAGATAGCCAGAGTATTGACCTAGACATCCTCATTATCTATATCTTCATCTAGGTCGAAATCAAAGATTTCTTGATGTCCCGCCCAATTTAAAAATTTAGACAATGCAACTCCTGAAAGGATTGCTATCGCAATGGTACTTACTAATGCTGATAATTTCTTCATATATATCCTAGTCAACTGCTTTATTTTATATCATCCCAAAATGCAATGATCAATATTATTATTGGTCCAAATATAACTGATGCCTGTATCCAGCTCAACTTACTCGGTTCCCGCTAATTAATTTTGTAATACAACTCTGACAAAAATTTTCAAGTACGCCTTTAGAGTTCATACGCTCTATGTATTTTGGATTATCGCAAAAGTTACATTTCATATCACTAGTATACCATAATTGTAGTCAACTAGGATATTATCTTCATACATTTCTGAATTATTAAATTATAGATAGCTAAATTATGATGTGGCTTTAATCCATCAATTTCTATAACTCTATCGTTTGGAGTATCTTTTAATCTCAATACTGGCAAGCCAACTGCTTCTAGGATCTCTTCTTGAGTTATATAATCAGTTATGCCAAAGTCTTTTGCAAACTTTTTTAGATGATGACAAAATTCTAATTCTATAGGCCTACGAATATCGTATCCAAATACTGGGATTTTTTCTGACTCTATATAGATATCTTCTATGAATTGAGGTAATGGCTCTATCAATAATATAGTTGCCTCATTGTATTCTCTCTTTAATGATTCAAGATATTTATAAGCTGTCTTTTCGGTATCCCCGCCTGCTAAGTGTATCTTGTACTTGCAATCAATATATCCAAACCAAGCTATTATAAGATTTTCTGGCTTGTTCTCTATTAAAGAAAATGAAAATGGTTTGTATGTCTTATTCACGCCATGCTCTAAACCAGATCCAAGCATCTCTGTCTTTTTAAATTTTTGTGGGTTGAAGTTCCAGGCACTCTGTCCACCTTTGCCCCATAAGTACAAATCAAGCATTGATCCGTCTCCATTATAGTGTTCGTAAATTCTATTGGATTGACAGTCCCCTATTAAATAAGCTTTAATTTTTGCCATATTTATATTATACTATTCACTTGATCTTAGGTCTTAGGTCTTATATATATTAATATTTATTATTTATTGATTTGCTGACCCCCCGACCCCCCTAGAAAAATTATACTATTTATATTTTCGATGTCAAGCTTTTTTTGATCAACTGCTTTTTTAGATTTCAGAAAATGTTAATATATTTTTAATTTGTACGATACACATATAAATCAAAATCGGACAAAATGGATAGTCCGCCCATATTGAGCGTGAGTGTGTCCTATCTCACAGGGTTATTCTAAAATAAATTCCGACACGCCCGAGAATAGGGGTCTAAATGTCAGTCCCCCCTGCTAGACTAAATATATAAAGAAAAACAAGCGGTAAAGAAATCCGCTAAAGAAAGGAGCAATCAAATGCTCACTCAAAATACACTAGACAAAATTGTCTATGAATATCAACACGGGGGCGTGAAGTCTAACCACC